GTTAGTGGTATTCAAGACTTAAATAAGTTAATAGTTAAATCAATATGGGGGAATATAAAATGACAGAATTTGAAGATGAAATGGTATCTAATTGCTGTGGTGCTGAGGTATTATTAGATACTGACATATGTAATGCTTGTAAAGAACATTGTTTACCTATTTACTATAGAGAATACTTTGAAGGAGAAGATTATGAGTGAAATGAAAAGATATACACTTGAACAAGAAGAAAAAGGATACTTAAAATACAACGATTTAACAAAGACTTATGATGATACTGGTATGGGTGCTTTAGTTGAGGAAAAAGAACGCCTAGAATGGGAAATATGGAGTTCTCAGAGGGACTTAAACAAGGTATTAGATAAGATAGTTGCTCTGAAGATTGACTTAGGTATCTAATGAGGTGTTTAATTTGTGATAAGTTGCTTAGTGATTTCGAAGCAACCAGGAAGAATGTTACTACGGGTGAATACATTGACATATGCTACACCTGTAGTAAACACGCTAACATTTACAGCATAGATAATTATGACTTAATGGATGCTGAAGATGAAGCAAATATAAATGATACAACAGGACTTGACAATGATGATTATTAATGCTATAATAATTCTATAGAGTTTAAGCATATATAATTATTAATACTTAAACTATTTAATACTATGACATATAAGAAAACACATCAACCTTGTGATGAATGTGGAAGTAGTGATGCATTAACTTATTATGACAACGGAACTTCATATTGTTTCAGTTGCAACACACACAAAGGGAAATACAAAGGGGATACAATGAATAACAACAGTAATTTAGCAGAGAAGATAGACATACCATATAACTTTAATGATGGATACAGAACTATATTAGAGAGAGGATTAAGTAGAGAGACTTGTGAAAAATATAAGTGCATTAGAGATGGTGATACTATTGCTTATGGTTACACAGATAGTGACGGCAATGTCATAGCATACAAGACAAGAAGTAAAGACAAAGACTTTAGAAGTGGTGGTGATTGGAGGAATGCACAGTTATATGGACAGCATTTGTTCAGTAAAGGTGGTAAGTATGTGACCATATGTGAAGGAGAGTTTGACGCAATGGCAGTGTATCAAATGCTAGGCAGTCACTATCCAGTTGTGTCAGTAAAGAATGGTGCAACATCATCACTGAAAGATTGTAAGCAGAACTTTGAATGGTTAAGTAGTTTTGATAATATAGTTATCTGCTTAGATGCTGATGAACCAGGAGTCAAAGCAAGTAATCAATTAGCAGAACTGTTTGGAACTAAAGCAAAGATATTTAAACACGCAGTAGATAGAAAAGATGCTTGTGATTATTTAATAAAGAAAGAAAGTAAAGAGTTCTTAGATAGGTGGTGGAGTGCTGACCAGTATGTGCCTGATGGTATCATCTCCGGAGATACTCTGCTTGATGAAGTAATGAAACCTATCAAACCTGCTGATGTAACTTATCCTTTCCAGGAGTTAAACAAACTAACTTATGGAATTAGAAAAGGTGAGTTAGTTACAGTCACTGCAGGTAGTGGGTTAGGCAAGTCTCAATTCATTAGAGAGATTGTCTATCATATCCTATGTAAAACTGAAGACAACATAGGATTATTGTTCCTCGAGGAAAGTGTCAGAAAGACGGCACTATCATTGATGTCATTGTCAGCGAATGCTCCCCTTCATTTGCCTGACAGTGATGTCTCTGATACTCAAAAGATTAAAGCATTTGAAGATACACTAGGCACTGGTAAGTTATATTTGTTTGACCACTTTGGTAGCACCAGTGTAGATAACATTATTAATAGAGTTAGGTATATGGCAAAGGGATTAGGATGTGACTATATATTTTTAGACCACATATCTATTGTTGTATCTGCACAAGCAAGTGGTGATGAACGTAAAGCACTTGATGAGATTATGACTAAACTTCGTATGCTTGTTCAAGAGACTGGAGTATCCCTTATTGTTGTATCACATCTTAAGAGACCTGATGGTAAAGGTCACGAAGAAGGTGCAGTCACATCTCTTGCACAACTAAGAGGTTCAGGTTCTATTGCACAACTATCTGATATGGTAATAGGTCTTGAAAGAAATGGACAGCACGAAGATGCCATAGAAAGAAACACTACACACGTTAGAGTATTAAAGAATAGATTTGCAGGTATCACAGGTAAAGCGTGTATGTTGCTTTATAATCACGATACTGGTAGAATGACTGAACGCTTTGAAGATGATGAGATATAATGTATTGGGTATAGGGAACGGTTAAGGGGTTATGATTTACTTAGACATTGAGACTAACTTAGCACACGATACGATATGGTGTTGTGTCACTAAGAGAGATGGTGAACATAAGGTGTGGACTAATCCTGAAGGACTGCAAGAATACATAGGTAATGATAAAGTTGTAGCACATAACCTCATAGGATTTGATGCACCAGTTCTTAGAGATGTGTGGAATATTAACATCACTCTCCCTCAAGCAGTAGATACTTTAGTTATGTCAAGGCTATTCAATCCAACACAAGATGGAGGACACTCTCTTAAGTCTTGGGGTAAACGACTAGGTATTGATAAGATGGACTTTGATGTTGAAGACTTTGACTCAGGTCTTACAGATGAGATGCTTGAGTATTGCATACGAGATGTTGATGTGCTTGAAGCAACACATAAGAGATTAGAGAAAGAGATGCAAGATTGGGGTGACTCAATACAACTTGAACACGAAGTAGCAATGCACATAAATAGGCAAGAGAAGAATGGATTTAAATTAAATGCTAAGCATACTCATAGTTTATTAGTTCAGTTCAAGATGAGAATGGTAGAGATTGAGATAACATTACAGAAAGTATTTCCTCCTATCATTACAGAAAGATTTAGTGAGAAGACTGGTAAGCAACTCAAAGATGATGTTGAAGTATTCAATGTAGGTTCGAGACAACAGATTGCTAAGAGACTACAATCACTTGGTGTTAAGTTCAATAAGACAACAGAGAAAGGACAGACAGTTATCAATGAAAAGATACTTGCTGAGATTAACTTACCTGAAGCACAGATGATTAATGAATACTTAATGCTACAGAAAAGAGTAGGTCTTGTTGAGGCTTGGTTAGAAAGTGCTGATGATACAGACAGAGTGCACGGCAGAGTAATAAGCAATGGTGCTGTGACTGGTAGAATGACACACTCATCTCCTAATATGGGACAGATACCTAGTGTTAGTAGTGAGTATGGTAAAGAATGTAGACAGTGTTGGACTGTTGAAGAAGGTAATGTGTTAGTAGGCACAGACCTCAGTGGTATAGAACTAAGATGTCTTGCTCATTATATGCAAGATGATAACTACACTAAAGAAATATTAGATGGTGACATACATCAGACCAATGCAGATTCAGCAGGGGTTGATAGACCTACAGCAAAGACAATGATATATGCACTGCTGTATGGTTGTGGTATTAATAAGTTAGCATCTATATTAAATACCAATGTAGCACAAGCACAAACTACACTGGATAAGTTTTATAAGAATACACCTAAGTTAAAGAAGTTAATACTTAAGGTGCAAAGAATTGCTAGCAAGGGTTATGTTCCTGGATTAGATGGTAGAAGGATTAGGATACGCAGTGAACACGCTGCACTTAACAGTCTACTACAATCTTGTGGGGCTATCATTGCTAAGAAGTGGTGTGTTGAAGCACATAAGATGTTAAGACGTGCTAACATACCAGTGAAGCAAGTAGCATTCGTTCACGATGAAATACAGGTTGAAGTTCCACAAAAATATGGACAACAAACTGCTGACATTATGACGAAGGCATCGGAAAGAGCAGGTAGAAAGTTAGGATTTAGATTACCTGTAGAGTCCGAAGCAAAAATAGGTAGAACTTGGTTTGACACACACTAAGTTTTATGGTATAATAATAGTGTAACTTTTAATAAGGAGCATATATATGTTTAAACTAACTAACGTAGACTTGTATTGGGCATTCTTGTCTGAAACAAATAATCTATCAGGTAAGTATCAAGTTGATGTGTGTAATCTTAATGATGCACAGGTAGATAAACTTGAAGATGAAGGTATCAAAGTCAGAACTAAAGAAGATGACAGAGGATACTTCATCACTTGTAAATCAGCGAAGTATCCCATCAATGCTTATGATAAGAATGGTGACGTGATTAATGTCAAAGTTGCTAACGGTTCTAAAGCAGATGTTCTAATCAAACCTTATGAGTGGAAATCACCAACAGGTACGAAAGGAACAAGTGGTGGTATTGCTAAGTTGGTAGTCACTGACCTCATTGAATATAGAGATGATGCAGTGGATTCAATCGAAGAAGATTCTGTAGAAGTTTTATAGATGATTGCTTTGATTGATGGTGATATGTTGTGCTATAGAGTTGGGTTCGCCTGTGAACACGAGCCTGAGTCTGTAGCACACTTCACTATTGATGACTTCATTACTGACATATTGTTAGAACTTGATGAAGTCGACACGGTAGAAGTCTTTCTCACTGGTAAAAACAATTTTAGATATGACATTGCTGTTACTGAGCCTTACAAAGGTAACCGTTCTGACAAACCTAAACCAGTACATTTGCAGTCCTTACGTCAACACTTAGTTGATGAGTGGGGTGCAGATATATCGGAAGGTCAAGAAGCAGATGATAGCATTGCCATTCGTGCAACTGAGGTAGGCAAAGATGCAGTGATTGTTTCTCTTGATAAAGACTTCGACCAACTAACAGGACTTCATTATAACTTTGTTAAGAAGAACTTATACAATGTTGAAGAAGATGAAGCAGAATTAAATTTTTATTGTCAGTTCTTAACAGGAGATAGAGTAGATAATATCATAGGTGTTAAAGGTATTGGTATAGTTAAAGCAACCAAACTTCTTAAAGATAAAACACCATATGAGATGTATCAAATCTGTGTAGAAAAGTTAGGAGAAGACAGAGCATTGGAAAATGGTAGACTACTATATCTCAGAAGAAAACCTGATGAGTTGTGGCAACCTCCAAAGGAGACAGAAGATGAAGCACTTAATAATTCCTGATACACAATGTAAACCAGGTGGTAAAGTAGAACACTTAAGATGGGCTGGACAGTATGCAGCAGAAAAGAAACCTGATGTGATAGTACACTTAGGAGACCATTGGGATATGCCTTCACTATCTACTTATGATACTGGTAAGAAATCATTTGAAGGTAGAAGATATACTAAAGATATATATGCTGGCATTGATGCAATGAAAGTATTATTAGACCCTATCAGAACTGAACAAGAAAGATTACGTAGGCATAAGAAGAAACAATGGAATCCTCGTATGATATTCTTACTAGGTAATCACGAATACAGAATTGAAAGAGCAATAGAATCTGATGCAAAACTAGAAGGACTAATTGGTTTTGATGACTTACAACTAGACGATATGGGTTGGGAAGTTTATGACTTCTTAGAAACTGCAGTGATAGATGGTATATGTTATAGCCATTACTTTGTATCAGGTGTTATGGGTAGACCAGTCACTAATGCTAAGTTACTTATACAGAAGAAGATGATGTCTTGTGTAATGGGACACGTTCAAGATAGAGATATTGCATACGGCAGAAGAGCAGATGGTAAGAGTGTAACAGGTCTCTTCGCAGGTATTTATTATCAACACGATGAAGAGTATTTAAACCCACAGACTAATGGTTCTTGGGCAGGATTATGGATGTTGAATGAAGTAAATGATGGGAGCTTTGATGAGTTACCAGTAAGTATTAATTATCTGAGGAGTAAGTATGGAGAAGGACAACATAAATCCAAATCATTACAAGAAAGGGAATATAGAAGTGATAGAGTATATTCTCGACCAGAAGTTTAACTATCTCGAAGGTAACATAATTAAGTATGTCTCCAGATATAAACACAAGAATGGTCTTGAGGATTTGAATAAGGCTAAGTGGTATTTGGAGAGACTGATAAATGATTACGTTTGAAGAACTATGTGATAAACTATCAGAGGTAGAAGAGACAATCCTACTTGAGATATTAGAATTAAATGCTGAAGATATTGTAGCAAGATTCCAAGATATAATAGAAGACAAGAAGGAATATTTAATGAAGGAGTTTGAGGATGGATATTGAAGTAGCATTAATAATTATATTAGGTATCTGTGTTGCAGGTGGTATAGGTTCTTGGTGGTATGGTAAACAAGAATACGGCAAAGGTATATTAGATGGAATACAAATGCACCATCAAGGTAGACTAACATACAAAGCATATATGGAAGGTGACCAAGAGATGTTGTCTATTAATATTAAAGAAGAAGATGAAGAGTAATTATTTAGGGATAACCATAGATAGAAAGAGAGACAAGAAGATGTCTGAGCAGGCACGAGAACTTGTAACTAATTACTATCTAAGAGGTAAAGAGAAATCACCACAAGAAGCATACGCTCGTGCTTGTGTAGCCTATTGTGGTGGTGATATGACTTTAGCACAAAGACTATATGATGCTGTTAGTCAGGGTTGGTTTATGTTTAGTAGTCCTATCTTATCTAATGCACCTGCACCAGATGAAGAAGTAAAAGGATTACCTATTAGTTGTTTCCTTAGTTATGTTCCGGATACTTTGGATGGACTTATTAAACACCAATCAGAACTAGCGTGGTTAAGTGTTAAAGGTGGTGGGGTAGGTGGACACTGGAGTGATGTAAGACCTGTATCTGATAAGTCACCTGGTGCTATCCCTTTTATTAAAGTAGCAGACTCAGCAATGACTGCTTATAAACAAGGGAGAACAAGGAAGGGAAGTTATGCAGCGTATACTGACATCAGTCATCCAGACATTATCGAGTTCATCAATCTTCGAGTACCTACTGGAGGGGATAGTAATAGGAAGTGTTTTAATATTAATAATGC